GTCGCTGAGATGATCCACGGCTGGGCGGCAAGTCTTGATATAGACTATGCCGCGCTGTTCGTATGCCCTGCCCTCTGTCGTAATCATGCTGGCCTCGGCCTCCCGTAGCGTTTCATGTACTCCTCGTCAGAAATGAAAAGGTCATCTACACCGAGAACCTTCTTCATCTCCGCTTCGTTGTACTCGCGCTGATCATAATCCTGCGCTCGGAGCAGTTTCGGCTTTTGAACAGGCTGTGTGCTGTCGCGCTGTTCCCACGTCCGCACACAGGCTTTCCAGTCTTTCATAGGGTTTTGACCGACACGCCATCCCTTCGCGCTGTAGAAGTCAACGAAGGTTTGAGGATTGATACGGTTACCACGTTCCTTGCAGTAGGCCGCTACCTCCTCGACAGAGGGGGGTGAAAAGCGCGTGCGCTTTTCTTTACTCTCCGTAAGGAGAGTTTCTTTTATATCTTCTTCTTTATTCTTAGCGTTTAGGTTATTTTCGGTTTCGTTAGGTTTTGCTTTGGTTATTTTAGGTTTTGTTTGGTTTTCTTTGGTTTTCTGTTCTTTTGACGGCCTGCCGCCAAGGCGACCGTTTGCCACCTTCGCGTCATAGCTGGCAATATCCCTGTCTATTTCGCCTTTTAAGATTGAGAACGCGAAGCGCTCATTGCCCGTGAGAGTAGGTTTTACGCCCGTCACAGCATATCTCAGAAGTGCCAAGAGTAATCTTCCTTTCTCACCGTCATTAAGCTCGTCAGTTCTTTCTTCAAAGTCAAAGTAGACTTTCAGATACGAACGTGCCATCAGCTTATCCTTTCTCGCCGTGTTCAAACCGCGCTTTTCTCGCTTTATCCCAGACGGCACTTATAAGTAATCTGTCTTCATCGCACAGTCCGTTTTCGTAAGAAAACTCAGCTTGGTCAATTTTTGGAGTTAACATATTTACAGAAAAGCTCTTGGAATGTAGTTCATTTATATACTTAAATGCTGGCACAAACTGATCTTGTCTTGATGTCGGATCATAAAAGCCTCTTTCGAGAAATACCACTCCGGCAGGAGCCGCAGGGATAAATGGGCACCACTTAATTTTCACTGCCTGTTCTACGCTATGCCAGTACATTACAGGGAAGTACCAAATGACGTGAGAAGCATCTGGAATATTCGGTAGAAACAACAGCGTATCAATCCCATTTCCAACAAACGCAGCCGCTTTTTCTATGTCTTTCCAAGCGCTTTCCCTCGGAGGTTTTATCTCAACATACATATTTTCTTCTGGAAGATAGAAATCCGGGAGATAACATAAGCCGTTCTTGAGCTTAAATCCTTCAGGCTCATATTCATACCGAATACACCCTTCATCAAAGAATACCGCCCAACGCGCCTCTAATCTGCTCCTAAACTTATACCCGTTATAGTGCGTTGTTATTGCCTTCATTTCGCTCATATCATCGCCCCTCAGAACGGTAGTTCCTCGTCATTTACTTCAACGAATCCTTGGTTCATCGCTGGTGTAGGCGCTGGCTGTGGCGCTGGTGTAGTTTGTTCCTCTGCTTTAGGTGTCAGGAACTCCACGTCATCCGCTGTCACTTCCAGATTTGCCCTTGCTTCGCCGTTGCTGGCTTTGTACGCGCTAACTGATACGCTCCCGGTCACAGCTCCCTTCCGGCCCTTGGCAAGATACTTCTTGCAGTTTTCCCCCAACTGCCGCCAAGCCGTCACTCGGAAGAAATCTGCTTCAGGCTCATGCCCTTCACGGCGACGGCGGTTGACCGCCACCGTGAAAGTGCAAAGACCAATACCGCCTTGTGTAATCCTCTGTTCTGGATCGTTGGCGAGATTACCTACAATAAACAGCTTGTTCATGCGGCCTCTCCCTTCTTCTTTTTCAGAGCGCACTCAAAGCAGAGCCGCTGTCCGTATGCTGTCAGGCTTTTAGCAATGATCTCGGCGGGGGAAAGCAGCTTGCCCTTATTCTCAATGCCCTTGATCGGTCGCTTGCAGCAGTCGCACAGGATGTCACCCATCTTTATCTGTGCCGGGGTTTCCGCTGTTGGATGTTCTGCGGGTGCGTCCGGGGCTTTTATTGCCGTGCTTAGAATCTCTTGCGCTTTACCGTCCGCTTCGATCTCTGGCAAGTCTTCCCCGGCGTAGATGTACAGCCCAAGCCCGTGACGGGCACAAGCCTTTGTGATGCTGCGCTGAATGCTCTTATTTACGTCAGTGCTAGTCACTGATTCATACGGGATCGGGTTATTGTAATTATTCATAACGGGCAATTCTTCGATATGCTCCAGCCCTTCAATGGTCACGCCAGTCTTTACCCAGCACGTCCGGCCATCCGTAAAGTAGTTAACCGGGCCGTACTCAGTCTGGCGCTCGTAGATGGTGTACGTGGCATCCGGGTAAGCTTTCTTGACCTCACCCCACGCCCATGCCCAGCTCAGATACGTTAGCTTACCCTTCTTCTCGGTCTTGTCGTTCACGTTGACGCTATTCAACTGCTCAAATACGCTCATTTTATGTACCCCCTTGTTTTTTTCAGGGCTTCGTGTTATCATAATAGTGCGAAGCCCATTCGCAACATTTTGCTCTCTGCCCCCTTGATCGCGCCCTCGATCAAAGGGGCTTTTTTCATACTGCGTACCGCTCGTCCGCAAGTTTCTGAGCCATGTACTCGTAGGCATTCCGGCGCTTGCAGCAGCAGTCACAGCCGATGATGTCTCCCGAATCGTCAATGATGAAATCTTCCGGCTCGTCTGCTCCGCATACCGGGCATGAATACTTGATGTCTTCCGCTTCCGGGTATCCGTTGATCTCCGCGTCCCTGATCCAAGGCGCATCTGGTAAATCGTAGTAACTGTTCATTGTGTTACCTCCCTTAAAATTTTTCTATGTATGTGCGGTTGTGGCGTTTACGGGGAATCCAGCTCCACCTCCGCAGTACATATTCAAGCCATAATGCCGTTCCTACCGCTGTTACTATCATCCCGATCAGCACCATTACGCTGTCGTTCTGCGCTTGCGCTACCGCCATCCGGGCTTCAATCAATAACTGTTCTGTGCTCATGATGCCCTCCCAAACAGCGTCAGTACGTGCCAGTAATTCTCATCGCCGGGTTCGCGGCTGTCTTTCATTCTGTCCAGTTCTTCCATCGCAGCCTTCTGCGTTCCGTAGACCGTTGCCACGATCTCGTTTGTGTCTTCATCAATGATGTACCAATACGTCATTTTGCTCTCCTTAATACTGGATATACTGTGTTCTTGCGCTCCCACTCAGTCACATCGTCTGCCCTGACGAATAGCCTCTTGCCAACCTTGAAACATGGGAGCTTGTGCATCCACTTCGCCGCTTCTTCCGTGCTTGCCATCTGATACCGGGCGGCGATCTGTTCGGTAGTCAGTAGGTCTGTCATTGTGTTAACTCGCTTTCCCGTTCATCAGTTCATCAACTGTTACGCCGAAAACGTTTGCAAGAGCTTGGAGCGTATCAACCCGAGGATGCTTCGTCTTGCCAGTAAGAATGTACTGAATGACACTCTGAGGAACGCCGGACATCTTGGAAAGACGATTCTGTGATACGCCATACTGTGTCATCAGCTTCTCGAGCACCTTACCACCTCCCGTTCGTTATTTCGATATTATTATAGCGCTATTTCGATTAAAAGTCAATAGATTTTTCGATAAAATTTTGATAAAATATAAAAAAATCGAACGGGGTGATCTATGTGACTGTTGGAGAACGAATTAAACTGGAAATGAAACGGCAGAAAATTACTCAGAACAAATTAGCAAGGGAAGCTAAGATTTCTCAATCTGGATTAAGCAGCATAGTTTCCGGTCAAGTCAGCCCACGCGAAGATACACTAAGAGCCATTGCAGATGCTCTTGGCTGCTCATTTATTGAATTGCTCGGAGAACAGCAAGACAGCAGTTTCCCGTTTATCCCAATTCAAGCGCACTCAATACCCATCGTAGGCACAATCGCTTGCGGTACTCCGATCACCGCAGAGCAGAACATAGACGGGTATGCTGATCTCCCTGAAGGTGTCCGGGCTGACTTCGCCCTGCGCTGCCGGGGCGAATCCATGATGCCGACCTTCAATGATGGTGATATCGTTCTCCTGCGCCAGCAGCCTGACGTTGAGGACGGGCAGATAGCCGCTGTTATCATCAACGGCGAAGCAACTCTGAAGCACGTCTACCATGAACCGAACGGGCTGCTGCTGGTCGCTGATAACCCAGCTTTTGCTCCGATGCGCGTCAAACCAGTCGAAGGAGAATACTCCGTCATACAAGGCCGCGCTGTCGGATATACGAGGATGTTCAAATAATGCCGCGAATAAAAAAACAGCGCCTGAAGCGCCGGAAGGACGGGCGGTACTGCTGCAAATATCACGGGATCCAATTCATGGGCTGGACTGAGGACGAAGCCTTACAGGCACGCGAGAGATACAAACGGCAGGAAGCAGAAGGGCGCTACATCAGCGAGAATCCGACCGTCGGGCAGTACGCGGAGAAGTGGCTGAAGCTCCACAAAGCCAACGTATCGCCCAAATGCTACCGGGACTACGAGAAACAGCTTGAAGCGCTGTCTGCGGTCATCGGGAACAAGTATATGGATGCCGTGACAGTGGACGATGCCGCACTGGTCTGGTCGCACTACGCCGGGTATTCAGCGTCTACAATCAAACGGGCGAAGATGCTGTTCGTTGCCATGTTCGACACGGCAGTTGAGAATGATCTATGCCGGAAGAACCCGTTCAAGGCAAAGCACGCTCAACCGCCGAAAGGCTATTCCGGGTCACACCGCGCTTTGACCGATGAAGAGGTTGACTTGATACGCAGCACACCGCACCGGGTGCAGCTTGGTGCTCTGGTCATGCTCTATGCTGGCCTCAGACGCGGTGAGATGCTGGCCCTTACACGGATGGATATAACCTGGGCCAGTTTGCATTATAAACGAATCACCGGAACGAACAATCATAATATCCGTTTTACGACCGCCTCAATATTGAGCGCGAAGGAAATCATCGTCAACAAGGCTGTGCGCTTCGTCGGAAATGCGCCCACGATAGAAGCCCCTAAAACGGCCTCTGGTGTGCGCCGCGTGCCTGTTCTCTCAACTATCAGGCCTTATCTTCAAAAAGCGCCACAGCGAATCCTCGCAAGCGCAGAGGGCAAGCTAATGACAAGCACTGCATGGAAGCGCGCATGGGACAGCTACATAACCGCCCTTTCTGCCGCCGCTGGACACCCAGTCAATATCCGGCCCCATGATCTACGGCATACCTACTGCACCATGCTTCGGGATGCTGGCGTAGATATGAAACAGGCTATGCTCTGGATGGGTCATTCTGACGAGAAAATGATTCTTCACGTCTATGACCATGTGAGTGAAAAAAGGACGCTCAACAGCGTCCTTCAGGTCGAAAAAATGCTCGTAAGTATGCAGAACGGT